AAGGTATTCGGATCGCACCATAAAAGTAGGCAATACGCTGCAAAGTTGTTTCGATAATGCAAGACACACCTCGCCCAGTAACCGAAATAGCGAAATCGGATATTTTATCATTTTTATTCTTATCGCGCTATCTTCGTATTATCGTATTTGAATCATGGCCCTCATTAGCAGATCCGAAGCCGCACGCGCATTGGGCGTATCACCCGAAGCTGTCTATGCAGCAGTGAAAAGCGGAAGATTATCGGTCAAGAAAGACGCATATGGCAAGCCTGTTGTCGATAGTGAAACAATGCGAGAGGAGTGGGCCAGGAACACTCAAACGAGAATTGGCATCGGTCCAAAAGCCGCTGGCCCAGGCAAGGAGAAGAAGCCTTTGCGCAGTCGCGAGGAGAGAATGGCTTCAGCCGGTGAGCAGCCGAGGATCAGCAAGACTCAGGAGTCGATCCCCGACTATGACGAATCTCGCGCTCGAACAGAGCATTTAAAGGCAGAGCTGCTTGAACTTGATCGACAGCAAAAAGAGGGGCTCCTGGTTAAAGCAGAGGACATTGCGCTTGAGTGGTCAGAAATTATCACTCGTGCAAGAACAAAGCTATTAGGGATACCAACCAAGGCAAAACAGCGAATACCAGACTTAGACACAGACGCTATCGGTGTTTTGGATGATATTGTGCGCGAAGCCTTAGAAGATTTAGCTGGTGACAGTAGATAACGTAGAAAAACTAAGGAAATCAGCTGCTTTAGCGTTTAAACCGCCAAAAAAGATGACTTTAAGCGAGTGGGCGGACTCTTATGCCTATCTAAGCGCAGAATCAAGCGCAGAAGGGGGCAGATGGCATACTCTGCCCTATCAGAAGGGGATAATGGACGCGATCACGAATCCGAAGATCGAGCAGATCAGCGTGATGAAAAGTGCCCGTGTTGGGTACAGCAAAATCCTTAATCACGTCGCGGCCTTTCATATTCATCAGGATCCATGCCCGATAATGATTGTGCAGCCCACGATTGAGGATGCACAGGGCTATTCCAAGGAAGAGATCGCGCCAATGTTGCGCGATACTCCTTGCCTTAAGGGTGTGGTGAGCGAGGCGAAGTCAAAGGACGGAGCCAACACGATCCTGCAGAAGCAGTTTCCTGGTGGGAGCCTGAGTCTGGTGGGCGCTAACAGTCCGCGTGGCTTCAGGCGGGTCAGTAGGCGAGTGGTGCTATTTGATGAGGTTGACGGCTATCCACCTTCAGCTGGCACCGAGGGAGACCAGATCAAGCTTGGGATTAGGCGTACTGAGTATTACTGGAACAGGAAGATCGTGGCGGGGTCAACGCCAACGGTTAAAGACTTCAGCCGTGTGGAACGAATGTTTTTGCAGGGCGACCAGAGGCGCTATTTCGTGCCATGCCCTGATTGCGGTCATATGCAGTATTTGAAATGGGCAAATATGAAGTGGCGCGACAACGACCCTGACACGGCTAGTTACTGCTGCGAAAGCTGTGGCGTATGGATCCCGGCAGCGAAGAAGCGTTGGATGGTTGAACGCGGTGAGTGGCGGCCCACCGCGCCTGGTAATGGTAAGCATGTTTCGTTCCACATTTGGGCGGCGTACAGCTACAGCCCAAACGCAAGCTGGTCAACTCTGGTCGAGGAGTTTCTTGATGCGAAAAACGACGCAGAGCAGCTGAAGACATTCGTGAACACTGTTCTGGGCGAGACGTGGGAAGACGAGTATGCGTCGAAGGTTAATGCCGACGGTCTCAGCGAACGTTCAGCTGATGAAAAGTACAAGCAGGGCGTGGTGCCTGCAGAGGCATTGTTGCTCACTGTTGGCTGTGACACGCAGGACACCTGGCTCTCGCTCAGTGTTTGGGGATGGGGCCGCGAAGAGCAGGGGTGGTTGATCGACAGGGTGAAAATTTACGGCGACCCGTCGCGGAAAGACGTGTGGAAGCAGTTGGATGAGATTTTGCAAACTCCTTACAAGTCCGAAGATGGTCGTGAGTTGAAGCCAATGATTGTGGCAATCGACTCTGGCGGCCACCACACCAGCGAGGTGTATCAATACGCCAGGGAACGACAGAGCCTAGGAGTTGTTGCAATCAAGGGCATGTCAACCAAAAACAAGCCGCCAATTGGCAAGGCAAGCAAGGTTGACCTGAATGCGCAGGGCAAGACCCTTAAAAAAGGCGCTCAGGTGTTCCCTGTGGGATCGGACACGATCAAGTCATTATTGTTCGGCAGGCTGAAGCACAACGATGTCGGGCCAGGGTATTTGCATTTTTACTCAACAGTCGGGAAAGATTATTTTGAAGAATTGACGGCAGAAAAGCAGATCCTCAAGTACAAGAATGGATTCCCGGTGAGAATTTGGGTGAAAAGCAGCAGTGCAAGAAACGAAGCATTGGACGAGCTTGTTTACGCATACGCGGCTTTAAATCGCGTGTATCAAATCAAAGACCGCAGAACGTTATGGGATCAGATGGAAAGAACCCCTGAAGAACAGAAAGAGTCCAAGCGTGCAGCTTCGGCAAAGCGAACTCAGAAAAGTTTCGTTAATCATTGGTAGGAGTTAGACTGCTGAATATCAAATGCTCTCTTTAGATGGGAATCCCTCCATCCATAACTAGCGGCGTGGATACGGTGTGGACTGATTCCGAGACCGTTGACGTTTTTGGAGATGCTGTAACTAGCTCTACGCATAGTCTTGTCTATTATTTTCGACTAAATACAAACGCTCAAGGTCTGACGGCGACATCAGTCGCTTACGAAAGTGGCTGGAAAACAACTTTAAGCGCATCTGAAACTGCATCGGTTGTCGCAAGCCCCGACTGGTTCTTTCAGGCTGTGCTGACCAAGACTGGCGAAAACATTATTCAGGAGTACAGCCGGGGCCAGATCGAGTTTCAGCCTTCTTTGTCCTATTCGGGTACGCCCGGCGCTTTTGACGGGAGGACTCAGGCACAGAAAGATCTTGATGCTGTAAAAACAGCTATTCGAGCTTTGCTTGGTGGCGGCGCGGTTCAAGAGTACAGAATCGGGACGCGAAATTTAAAGCGATACGATATTTCGGAACTTCTGGTGTTAGAGACTAGGCTGAAGTCAATAGTGGCTAAGGAAAACAAAGCCAAGATGATCGCTTCAGGATTGGGCGATCCTAAAAATCTGTATGTTCGCTTTGGTCAAGGCTGATGGGATTAAGAACAAGCTTACTTAGAAGATTTGGCTTACAGCCTATCCCTGTCGAGCAGCGCAGGCGCAGGCGCAATTATGCAGGTGCTGTTGTCTCTCGCCTGACAAGCGACTGGATGAGCACTCAAGCTAGTGCTGACGCTGAAATACGCACAAGCATCAGGAAGCTGCGAGACCGCTCCCGCGAGATGGTGCGGAACAATCCTTATGCAAAGCAGGCAAAACGCACGACTCAAGTCAACGTTGTTGGCAGTGGGATCAAGCTTCAATCTCAAGTGCAGCAACTTAGGGGCAGGAAGCTAAACGATTCGGCCAATCGCTTGATTGAAGAAAAGTGGCGTTTATGGACCCGTGCGCAACATTGCGACGTAGCGGGTCGGCACAGTTTTCACATGATGGAATGGCTTGCCACTGGTGCCTTGCCAGAGTCAGGCGAGGCATTGTTCAGGATCATAAGGCGTCCGTTTGGCAACAGTAAGGTGCCATTGGCTCTTGAAATGCTTGAGTCTGACGTGCTGGATGAGGAGTACCAAGGCCCGACTCTTTCTAGAAGCAATGAGTGGAGAATGGGTGTCGAAATTAATGAATGGGGCCGCCCAGTACGTTATGCGTTTTTAACTCGTCACCCTGGCGATTATTGGTTCCAGAATGTTTCAGAGAAAGATGGTAAGCATGTATTCCTTCCAGCAGCGGATGTAATTCATTTGTTTTTACCGGAGCGGCCACAGCAGAATCGGGGTGTGCCTTGGTTCCATCCTGTGATGGTTGACGCGCATCAGCTGCAAGGATACGAAGAAGCCGCTGTCGTTCGTGCTCGCGCTGGCGCAAGTGTCATGGGCTTTGTCACTAGTCCAGAAGGCGAGCTTGACGGGGATGATGTTGAAGACAGCCGCCGGATTAGTGAGTTTGAGCCTGGTATGTGGAAGTATTTAGAGCCTGGTCAGAATGTTGAAGTTCCAAACATCAGCTCACCTGACCAGCAATTCGAGATGTTTGTTAAAAACAAAGTACGTCGTTTTGCTTCAGGTTTTGGCTGTAGTTATGAGACATTGAGTCGTGATTTTTCAGACACTAATTACAGCAGCAGCCGTTTAAGCCTCTTGGAAGACAGAGAACACTGGAAAGTCGTACAAGGGTATTTGATTGAAAATTTTCACATGAGAGTGTTCCGTGAGTGGCTTGGCTTGGCTGTGCTTGCTGGAGAGTTACCGTTCACCGATTACGAGGAAAGGCCAGAGCGATACGACACACCCAGGTGGATGGCGCGTGGATGGGATTGGGTTGACCCTCTCAAAGAGGCTAAAGCTTACCGTGAGATGGAAAATGCGGGCTATTATACGAAGGCTCAAATCGTTTCAAGGCTAGGAGGAGACTTCTACGACAACTTGAGTGAAATTGCTATGGAACAGCAAGCAGCCCGTGATCTTAACGTTGAGCTTGATCGAGACATTATCGAGCAGCCACCAGAGGTAATTGAGTGATGCCATTTAAGCCAAACGATGGAATGCGTGAAGAAGCGCAGCGTTACAAAGACTGGAAATCAGACGGCAGGAAAGGCGGCACTGAAGTCGCAGCTCGCCGCGCAACTCAAATCTTGAGCGGCAATGAGTTGAGCGATGAAACAGTAATCAAGATGAGCGCATGGTTTGCGCGTCATGAAGTAGACAAGCAAGCTGAAGGATTCAGCCCAGGAGAAGATGGCTACCCCTCGCCAGGAAGAGTCGCTTGGGCTGCTTGGGGCGGCGATTCTGGTAAAACATGGTCAGACCGCATTGTTAAATCCATGGATCGTTCAATCAGCCAAGAAGAAGTTCGCGCCGAGCCTGATGCTTTAGACGTTGGAGATTTTGTGCGCTGGAGTTCTTCTGGTGGCAATGCTCAGGGACGCATTACAAGAATTGTTCGTGATGGCCAGCTAGAGGTGCCTGGCGCAGAAGTTACTATTAATGGAGAAGAGGATGATCCTGCCGCATTAATTAGGATTTATCGCGAAGGAGACGAAGGATGGCAAGAGACCGATGTTTATGCAGGGCACAAGTTCAGTACACTGAACAAGATCGAAGCATTACGCGAGATGGAGGTACAAGAGGAGGTGCATTATGCGGCCTTTGATGAAGAACATCAGAAATTGTCCCGTGATCTGGAAGGTAAGACCTTTCAGCGTGTCGAAGCTACCAGCTTCCGCATGGTTGATGAAAAGAGCATGGAGTTTCCATTCAGCTCTGAATATCCCGTGGCTCGTTATTTTGGAAACGAAATCCTGAGCCATGGCAGCGAGTCCGCCAACCTTGAGCGGCTCAATGACGGCGCACCGCTTCTTTATAACCACGATCCAGACCGCATGATCGGCGTTGTCGAGCGTGCTTGGATTGATGGAGAAAAGAAGCGGGGTTATGCCAAGGTGCGCTTCTCGCGCAATAAATTTGCGCAAGAAGTGCTCCAAGACGTTCGTGATGGAATCCTTCGCGGCGTTTCTTTCGGCTACTCCATTGATAAAATGGAAGAGCGTGAAAGTGATTTTGTAGCGACGAATTGGCGTCCCTATGAAGTAAGTCTGGTCAGCATTCCTGCTGACCCGACAGTCGGAGTTGGACGCTCTCTTGAGACGGACGATTCTGACCTAGACAATGGAGTTGAACGTTCCTTAGAGGAACTCGGCTCTGAGACTGCGGCTTCACCCGCATCACCTGAAAACACAATGACTGAGGTCATCATGGAAAACACTCCAGATCTGGAGGTGATCCGGTCCGAGGCCGTAGAGGCCGAACGTGACCGTGTTACCTCTATCACTCAAATCGGTGAGCGTCACAAGCTCCCTGACATGGCACGCGATTTGATCAACGGCGGCAAGTCTGTTGATGAGGCCCGTGCTGCATTTCTCGAAAAAATCGGCACTCAAACCGTGGAACACAGCATCAGCGTCACTGCTAACGACATCGGTCTTTCTGATAAGGAGACTCGTAGCTTCAGCTTCGTCAAAGCTCTGAACTATCTCTCTAACCAGGGTGATGCTCAGGCTCGTCGCGATGCAGCATTTGAAATTGAAGTTGGTGAGGCTGCTGCTAAGAAGTACGAGCGTTCTTCAAACGGCATTGTCATCCCTAATGAGGTCCTTCGTCGCGATTTGGTTGTAGGCACTCCTACAGCTGGTGGCGATCTGGTTGATGACGTGCTGTTGTCTGGCAGCTTCATTGATCTGCTTCGCAACCGCTTGTCGATTTCACGGGCTGGATGCACAGTTCTGACCGGGCTGCAGGGTAATGTCTCAATTCCTCGCCAGACAAGCGCGAGCACTGCTTACTGGGTTGGCGAAAACGCTTCTCCTACCGAGTCACAGCAAAGTATCGATCAGGTGAATATGACACCCAAAACTGTGGGTGCATTTGTTGATTACAGCAGGCGTCTTCTGCTTCAAAGCAGCATCGACGTCGAAGGCATGATTCGTAACGATCTTGCTCGCGTCATTGCCCTTGAGATTGATCGCGCTGCTGTTTACGGCACCGGTTCTTCCAACCAGCCTCAGGGTCTGACTAACGTCAGCGGTATTGGATCTGAGACTTTGACCAGCTTTGGAAGTTTTGATGAGTACATCGCAATGGAGACCGACGTTGCTGCGGCTAACGGTGACATCGGCGCAATGCGCTACATCATCAACGCTTCTGCTCGCGGCGCTCTGAAGTCAACTGAAAAGGCTTCAAACACTGCTCAGTTCGTTTACGAAAACGATGAAATCAACGGTTACCCTGTGATCATTTCCAACCAGTTGCTCAACAACGATGCACTGTTTGGCGATTTCTCGCAGTTCGTGATGGGCATGTGGTCAGGCTTGGATCTCACTGTTGATCCTTATGCTGGGGCAACTGCTGGAACCGTTCGCGTCATTGCTTTGCAAGACGTTGACTTTGGCGTTAAGCAGCCTGCATGTTTCTGCTTCGCTAGCTGAACAACATGAAAGTTGAGATCACACGCGGAGTGATGATCAACGGGGAGTCTGTGAAAGCAGGCTCCTTTATTGAAGTTGATCAGCAGATAGCGAATATTCTTTTCAATAGCGGCAAAGCAAAAGTTGCTGTTGAAAAGACAACAAATTCGGTTTCTGAAGCTGCCGATTTTTGCAAAACTGTGCCTCGTTCAAAGCGAGGACGTTCTAAAACTTCTTCTGGAGAAGACTGATGACAATTCTTTCTGTTGGTCTTGAAAAGCTTTCGCATTTTGCGCTAGCTCCAACCGCTTCACGCACTTCTGCTCTTGACGGCACTGCCGTTGACCTGAATGACTACGAAGGCGACATTTGCGTGATTCTCGATGTCGAGGATGGCGGTACATCGACTTTGGATGTCAAGATTCAGTCAGCTGACACTTCCGGTGGGACTTACTCTGATGTCCCTGACACTTCTTTCACTCAAGTGAGCACAAGTGCAAGCAAGCAGACGCTTGTTTTCCCAAAGGGTAGCGCCAAGCGCTTTATCAAAGCTGTTTCAACAGTTTCAACTTCAACTCATACCTACAGCGTCAATGCTTTTGGTGCGCTGAAGTACGCTTGATAGTTTTATGCGTCTGACATAAGTCGGGCGCTTTTTCATGCTTTGATAAGGCTAGTCAGTTATGATGTTCAAGTAAGGAGCTAGGCGAGAGATGAGCCTTCCACGAATTGGTGGTTTTTCGGCCCCAGCAACTGCAGATTTTGCTGACCTTGACTATGACGGTAGCAGCCGGGTAGTTATGATTACCTACAAGCAGGGCGGCTCTGGCGGCGTTGTGGTTGGCGTGTTGAATATTACTTATGTCGGCGCTAGTACCGATGTTAATACTGTTTACTGGAACATCTGATCATGGCGTATAAGTACAATCCACTTCTAGGAATTGGTCTTGACGAAACAGGAGCAGGCGCTAGTGCTTTTGAGGTTCTAGGGACCGTTGCGACTGTTGGCGACTTGCCTGGCGGTGCTACCCAGGGCGATGTTTATCTAGTAGAAGCCGACGATAATTTCTACGTCTGGGACGGTTCTGCATGGGCTTCTCTAGGTACGTTGGCCGGGCCTCAGGGGCCTGCCGGGGCGACTGGTCCAGCAGGCGCTGATGGCGCTGATGGCGTAGGGGTTATCACCGGGGGCACTACAGGCCAGGTTCTGGCGAAAGCCAGCAACACTGATTACGACACCGAATGGGTTGACCAAACTGGTGGCGGTGGCACTCCTGGAGGCTCCGACACCCAAGTTCAATTTAATGACGGCGGAGCATTTGGTGGCGACCCAGGTCTTACCTACGACAAAACGACAGATAAGCTCACTGTCGGCGGTGACCTTGAACTAGAAAATGGCGGAACATTCACTACCACATTGCAGACGGTAACACCAACTGCTAACCGAACAGTTTCGATTCCCGATGCCACTGGAACGATTGGCCTGGTCAATGGTCCGACTGGTAGCATTCAATTCAATCAAGCGGGTGCATTAAGCGGCACCAGCGATTTTAGTACGACGCTGGATTGGAATAATGCAACAACAACATTTACAGGGCTGAAGTTAAATGTAACCAATACTGCAAGTGCTTCTGGTAGCAACCTGCTTGATTTGCAGCTGAATGGGGTTAGTGAGTTTGACCTGCGCGCCAACGCGCTATTAACTTCTTCTTTCAGTTACGCTGCAACTGGTGCAGGGACGGCTGTCCTTCTTTCACCAAACGGTGGAGCGACGTATAGTGCGAGATTGAGTACTTCCACTTTCCTTACGACAGGTACCCTTGGAATTTCAGGTAGTATTTTTAACAGCACCCCAGACGTAGCTCTAAATCGAGACGCCGCCAACATCCTTGCCCAAAGGAACGGCACCAACGCTCAAACCTATCGGCTCTATAACACCTACACCGACGCCTCGAATTATGAGCGTGGATTCTTCCAGTGGAACAGCAACGTCCTTGAGCTTGGGACGGAAGGCGCTGGCACTGGTTCTGAAAAACCTGTTCGCATCACAGCGGCAACTTTAAAGCTGCCCAATCTGCCCACTTACGCCGACAACTCTGCGGCCACCTCTGGTGGTCTAGTTGGGGGTGACGTTTACAAGACCGCCACTGGCGAACTTCGCATTACCGTTTGATCTAACCATGAACACACTTTCCCTTACACTGACCAACACCCGCGTTATCGACGGGTTGATCTTTGCCGCTAATTCTGTCGGCAAAACGCCTGAGGCGTATGCTGAATGGCTGTTAAACCAGGATGGCAATCGTTTCGCCGACGCTAACGGCTACGGCGTTGTCACAAGTGCTGGATTCTTTGCACGCTTCACCCCAGCTGAATATGCAGCGGTGCTCGGAGCTTCTGTCGATACGGTAGAAGTACCAGAGAGGATTGGCGGTGTGCCAACTGAGGAACAATACGATGCCTACCAAGTAGCAGTTCTTCAGTATTCAATGCTTGAAGACCCTACCGCTGAGGAAACTGCAACGTATGAAGCAGCCCTTGAAGCGTATAAACTGGCTACCACTGCTGAAAACCAAGTCGAGGTTGATGCAGCTGAAGCACAGAATGCAGCTGCTGATGCAGTTAAAGCATTGCTTGATGAACTAACAGCAGCTGAAAAAGTAGCACTTGATGATCAACGTGTTACTGACGGTCTTGCGTTGTTGGTCAGCATGGAACTGCTTGCACCTGAACGACCAGCTGAAATTACTGCATACGAGCGTCCTTTCCCCGGAGGTGAGTGATGACACTTGTCTGGAAGTCAGGTTGGGACGGACTGACTGAATCTGAAGCAATTGATTATGTCGCGGCTGTAGAAGCCGCTGACGGTCAAGAGCTTGAGTTTGGTGTAGCCAAGGCAATCAATGACTTCGTTCTTGGTTGCAAACAGGACGACATCTGGAACGCAATCAAAGCGTCTTGCATCCTTGCTGGTGCGAGGACGCTTGATGGTGCGTTGGTTCCGTTAACCGGTGGTGCCCCGACGAACTTTAATTTTGTTGGTGCGGATTACGACAGGGAGACTGGGTTGAAGGGGAATGGGAGTACGAAGCATTTGGATAGCAATAGGGCTAACAATGCTGATCCGCAGGATGACAAACACCTTTCTGTCTATCAAACTTCACTTGCCACTAGTAACTCTATCCTCATAGGTACGCAAAATGTGACAGGAAGAAGCGCATTAATTAGTTTCGTAGCAGGGGGTATATCGGTAAGAATAAACTCCAATGTTGAGACTTCTAAAATTGGGAACAGTGTAGGTTTTGTCGGAGGGGTAAGATCTTCAAGCAGTACGTCTACAGGACGGGTTAATGGCACAAACTTTTTGCAAAGTATAGCTTCTCAGAGTCCTGCAACTTTAGACATAGGAGTTTTTGCAGAAGCCTCGGGGATAGCAAAAACCGACGCCCGCCTTTCCTTCTACAGCATCGGCGAATCCCTAGACCTCGCCAAACTCGACACCCGCGTGTCTAACCTTATGACAGCTATCGGAGCAGCAATACCATGAGCCCTACTGCAATCCCTGGAACCTTTATTTTCCAGCCTCCTGTCAATGGCACTTTGACTATTACTAGCGATCAGGTCGCCCCTCCCGGCGATGCCGCGATCAACTACGGCATTACAAGTGCTGGTGGCACGTTTAACCTCAGGTCTACAGGAACTGTTGATTATGAAGTTGATTGGGGCGACGGTGACGTTGAAATAAGCACACTTAACACGTTACCCCACACTTACGCTGCTGGTGATTACAATTTATCTATTTATAGTGATGATGTTTATAGGCCGTTTTTTAACAACAGTGGGGATGAAGATCAGCTAACGTCTGTTGCAATTGGTGCTGAGGCTGATTTAGGAACGAACCTTGATATCGCTTGGCGCGGTGCAAACAACATGACTTCATTTGTCTGTCCGTTTGATGCGACAAGTTCGGTCGCGAGCTTCAGCTACGCCTGGTTCGGGTGTTCAGGGCTGTCCAGCTTTCCCTTGATCGATACCTCTAGTGGGACGGGCTTCTTCGCCGCTTGGGCCAACTGTTCCGGGTTTACCAGCTTTCCACTGATCGATACCTCTAGTGGGACGAACTTCGGCTATACCTGGCTCAACTGTTCCGGGTTTACCAGCTTTCCACTGATCGATACCTCTAGTGGGACGAACTTCGGCTTCGCATGGTTCGGGTGTTCCGGGCTTACTAGCTTTCCCGCCAATATGTTTGACACGACGGGAACGCTTACTGCTAATGCATTCGACAATGCTTGGTCAGGCTGTGCCCTTACCGCACAATCAATTGAGAACATCCTTGTCTCACTAGACACTAATGGCGCTACTGGCATCGCACTTGGCATCAACGGCGGCACTAACGCAGCCAAAACCACTTGGTCTACTGCCGCTAATACTGCTTACACCAACCTGGTCAACAAGGGTTGGACGATTTCCTTTAACCCTTGATGATTATGGACAATACCTATTACGTCTGCCATGGTCCTGATGTGGTTCACTACGTTGAATCTTATGGAGCTTCAACAATGACAAGCGGTCAACCAAACATCGAACAATTTGATGACGAACAAGAAGCCAAAGCCCGTGCTGAAGAGCTGGGTTATGTATTCACAATCGGAGGAGATCTTGACCTTGCTACTTCTAAGGCACCTGTGATCGGCTAGAAGCACGTCCGTTCATCCTTCGGGACGCATGACACCATAAGCATGGAACGGGGCTTATGGAGGCTTCTAAAGAGGTTACTATGCAAGGCAAAACTTATTGCTATCGCGGTGTAAAATACACCAAGTGAGATAGATCTAACAGAGGGGTGCAATTCCCCTCTTCACTATTGGCATTGGCCCTTACGAGGACACCCTTTGCCGTCTAGACGGTGGGATAGACCACAATTTTTTGAAACATCAAACGTTTGGTGAAAACTATATCTTTATTATTTTTTATTTAAAATGTCACAACAACAATCCGGTGCATCTCAACTTGCACCACAAATGATTCCAGGAGCTGATAACTTTGCCGGTGGTCAGTCTCCTTCTAATGCTCAACGCCGTGCGCTTTATTTGAAGCTGTTCAGTGGTGAGATGTTCAAAGGGTTCCAGCGTAATACAATCGTTCGTGACCTTGTTATGAAGCGTAGCCTGTCGAACGGCAAATCAATGCAGTTCATCTTCACAGGTCGTACTAAGTCTGAATTCCATACTCCTGGTAACAGCATTCTTGGTAATAGTGATGGTGCACCTCCGGTGTCAGAAAAGACCATCAACTGTGATGACCTGTTGATCAGTTCAGCTTTTGTTTATGAGTTGGATGAAGTCCTTGCTCATTATGATCTCCGTTCTGAGATCTCACGTAAGATTGGTTATGCACTTGCTGAAAAGTATGACCGACTTGCATTCCGTGCTATCACTCGTGGTGCACGTAAAGCTGGTATTGTAACTGCTACTAACTTCGCAGAACCAGGTGGTACTCAGATTCGTGTAGGTAATACTACTAATGATTCTGATGCTTATGTTGCAACAAACCTTGTTAATGCTTTCTATGACGCAGCTTCTGCTATGGATGAGAAAGGTGTTAGCATGGAAGGTCGTGTGGCTGTACTTAACCCACGTCAATACTATGAATTGATTCAAGGTATTGGTGGTTCAGGTTCAGGTGCTTACCTTGTTAACCGTGATGAGCAAGGTACTGCTTTGCAATCCGGTAACGGTATCATGGAGATTGCAGGTATTCGTATCTACAAGTCCATGAACATTCCTTTCCTTGGCAAGTATGGTACTGCTTACGGCGGTACAACTGGTGTTACTGATCCTGGTAACACTGGTGACTTCGTTGGTGAAGCCATTGAAAATCAAAGTGACGCACAAGCTGGTGTTAACAATGATTATGGTCTTGCTACTGAAATTGGTACTAAGTCCTGTGGTTTGATCTTCCAACGTGAAGCAGCCGGTATGGTTGAAGCTATTGGTCCTCAGGTTCAAGTAACCAGTGGTGATGTTTCCGTTATTTATCAAGGTGATGTCATGCTTGGTCGTTTGGCTTGTGGTGCTGATTACCTTAATCCTGCTGCTGCTGTCGAATTGTATGTTGGTGCAACTCCTCCTGCTGCATTTGGTAGCGTGAACAACTAATTTATTT